TTTACATCTTAATTCTTCTATTGTCTTCCACCTCACTTTAAGAATACCACCAAATTAAATAATTTGCAAACTGCAAACTTTAGTTTACAACCTTTTATGCAGGGCTTCAACTAGCCTTACACCTTCGGCAGCTGTCAAATCAAAGATAACTGAACACCACATAGCCATATATCCGTCATCTTCGGGAGTCTTACAGCATTTAGCATATTCAACAAGTATTTTGGCTGTATCTCTGTCATAATCATCATACATAATAGACCTTTCTTTTAATCAAGTTTTTTTTCAATTTTTTCAACAAAACCGTTAAATCTGTAATTTCTGAAACAATCTATTATATCAAACAATTCTTCGAAGCCAATATCCATTTTCTTATCTAGCATTTCGTCATTCATTTCTGTATATTCACAATAATGGTCATACATTCTTGCAAAGTTATCTAAATAATCTTCCATTTCTAGTTCCATTTTCCTCAATTTTCTTTGCTCTTTTTTAACAAATTCTTTTTTGCTTAAAATTGGGATCAACCTCCTTAATCATCTTTCAAGTGTTTTGTGGCCCAATGTTCTTTTCTAACTATATAACCAACTAGACTCATACTGATATTATACTTTTTAGATAACTCTTTATATTTTATATTGCTATTATTGTATTCATTAAAAACATCAATAGCTTGTTTTTTTGATATTTTTTGAGTAGGTCTTTTACCTCTATTATTTCTCCAAAAATTAGGGTTATCTTTTAGCCATTCTTTTTGCTGACTACTTATTATTTCTTTTGTAGTATCAACCATACATTCACCATTTTCTCGTTTTCTAATATCAATATTGTATTTTTTCAAATAATTATATATTGTTTGAGGTGTACAACCTACTATTTTTGATATTTGGTAACTCCCCATTTCAGTTCCAGGCTCACCCCAATACATTTCTTCCAATTCTTCTTTACTAATTAGAGCCATTTTTCCTCCTTAATAGCCTGTAGAAGATGATATAGGCTTAATTCTACGTTTTCTAGCTTCTCTTAACTTCTTTCTAGTCTTATTATTCATCTTCGGCCGTGGTCTTGACAGGCAGTAGTAGCGTAAAGAGTCGTGAATATGGTCCTCTTGTCCGCTATCTAAATCGTCTGGTTTTTGAGGGTGTACTTTAAGTCCTGGGAAAATACGGATAGTGTTACTACAGCTTTGAGTAAATCTCAACTTGCATAAAGGTTTACCATTCCTATCAAGTACATATTCTCCCTGCTCGTCCTTAATAGGAGTAATAAACTCGTGAAATCTTCGCCAACCCATAATCCTGTCTTTGTCAGCCTGTCGCCAAGGTCTTAGCCCGTGTTCTTCCATAATATCTATTGTAGTTTTACCTGTGTCCTTATTTTTAGCCCAACAAGATGTATCAGCTACAATATAATCTATCTGTTCAGGTACACCGTTAGGATCTCTTGATAACATTCGTATATCTTCGGCCTGTTCTGGATCAGTTTTGTGGAAAGGATAATATTCTCTATACATAATAGCCCAACCATCAGGAGAAATAGCATACCAGCAAGCAGCTGCTCTATTATATCCACCATCATAAGACATAACTATACGCCAGCTAGAAGGCGGATACCAGTCCTGTCCGTAAGGTATGTGAATATCTGGTCGCCATTCGTGAAACATAGCCCCAGCACCAGCAGAAAACGCTTCGGCAGGTGAAGCAGGATACTCTTTCTTAACTGAATTAGGAATATCTGCAGCTGTCCTGTCATACCATTCCTGATTACGGTCAGGGTGAGCATACCAGGGTATAAACATACCAGTAAAAGAGTTTTTACCGCTACCTTTTTCCCCTTTAAACTCCCATTTAGCGTTCTGCCATATATCTTCGTGCAAAGTTCCTTTATCAGCAGTAGAAATACCGATAACTTTACCACCAGTTGCACGGTTAATGGTAGGATAAGCCGCTTCCCATATTTCTTCTGCAAAAGGGTGGAAAGCCCACTCGTCCATTATTACCTTATTTGCTGTAAATGATCTAGCAGCACCAGGAGAAGATGTAAAACCTTTAAAAACAGAAGGCTCTTTATCGCCTGGGTGATGAATAATTATATCCAGCTTATGCTGCTCGTACATAATACCAGTAATATTCTGTTTTTTATCCTCTTTTTCGCCTTTTTTATCGACAATTAACCAATTAGGCATATATTTGAAGATAAAACCCATTCTTCTTACTAATTCCTTAACATCACCTTCGGTCTGTGAGATAGTATTAGCTGAAAAGCCAGGGTTATAAATTAAATCGTGAGAAGTATCAGCTAAGGCTAACCAGGTTATACCAAGCTGCCTGGCTTTCAAGGTAACCACTCGGTCCTCTTTGATAAATAAATCTAATAATTCCTTTTGAGCGTCCCACAATTTGAAAGGAATAACTATATCTTCGGAGTCTTTATCCTCGATATGCACAAATTCCTCGATAAAATCAGCTTTATTTTTCTTATAAGCTATATATTTAACCATTTTCCTGTCGGTAGGATCTCTTAAATCAAAACCCAATTCTTCAAATTTTTGCTGTATTTCATTAGCATTAGCCATATTAACCACCTAAAATATAGAAAAATCTATATCATCTTTGTATTTTTCGCCCTCTAATATAACTACTGGTATTCCTCTATAACTTTTTAAAACTTTATTTTCTAATTTGCCATCACCTACACCGTGTATAAAAAAATCTTCCGCTGCTAAAAGTTTTTCGTGAACATTCTTACCTAAAAATAATCTATCTATTACTATATCGTTTAACTCAGCTTCCTCTATTTCTAAGTCAATTTCTTCTAATATTTCGATAACTTCTGATATATCTTCGCCGTTTTTAACAAATTCCTCCACAGTAAACCTCCTTCTTGAAGAAAAAAGAGTCCTATAATAACTTCTAATACATACTTCGCAAATATTACCTTCAAGCATTGTGTCGGTTGCGGTGCCTGAAAAGAAATTGCCGCCACAAATAGAACAAACTTTATCTCCTACCCTATATTTCACTTAATCACTCCAAATCGTTATCTATTCTTTTTTCTATAATACCTATAGCTTCGCTTTTTGCTATATTTTCACGCTCAAACTGCTTTAATTGTGGATAATTACCTGCATTATACTTCTGTTTAAGTAATTTTTTCTGCAAATTCTCTATTTTACGCTGTTTACTCATTTTTTTCACCCTTTAAACTATCAAAAACTTTTTCTTTATCTTCAAAATCTAACGGAAGCATTGTCAAATCTATCCTGTGTTCTTCTGTTGGCATTTCTCTAATAAATTCCCAACCTGGTGCTGATATATTAATAATAAACCAATTATTATTTGTTGATTTCAAATAGTTAATTAATTCCCTACCAATCCTTGCCGCTTGTTTGTCTGTTAAATAATCCTTTTCATTTTTGTTAATATCAATTGGAAAAGCAGAAGTAGAAATTATATCGTGTAATGTTTCTGATTTATCAAGCAATTTTCTAAAATTTTTACTCATATTTATACCTCTTTCAGCATTTTAATTTCACGCTGTAGCTGTTTATATGCCCCAGCTCTAAATAAATTCTTAATATTGACTAAATGACCGAATTTTGTGTCGGCTTTACCTACTAATTTTGGTCTGTATCTACCCATTTTAACCCTTCTTTCTGCTGGCTTTTCGCCAAAATATTCATCATAATTCATCAAAATATCATAAATTTTTGGTGATACTATTAAACTCTGCATTTTACCTCCTAAAAAAATGGTCCGTAGGGCAGGACTCGAACCTGCAAGTGCCTCCCACACAGTCGGATTTACAGTCCGCCGCCATCACCATTTCGGCCACCTACGGATAATCTATATAAAGAGGGCAGCCTTATACGGAGAGTTTGCGACACTTAATGCAACGCCTTCTCACTACCCTCTTTATTGCTTAAAGTTTCTTAAAATGTATTTCAGCTCTATAATTTTCTAAATCTAATTCAGTATAATATTTTGCTATAGGTCTTTTATCCAAATATAGCACAAAATAATCCTCATAGATTTCCCAGGAATTTTCAACCATTATCTGCAGCCTATTTAAATCTAAATCATCAGCTTTTATCTTATGTTCTACTAAATCATCTAATTCAGCTGCGAATTCCACATCATAATCGGCTACAACATCTATGATCTTATCCTGAATAGCTTTATTTTCGGATATAGCCATTTCTAAGCTATTCATAATCTTCAACTGGCCTTATATCAAGAATATTACTAACTCTTACAGCTAGTTTAGTATTATCATAGTTGTATTTTTCCAGCAAATCATTAACACCAGCTAAACCTTTAGCGTGTTCAGTATTTTTAGCAATGACTTTTTTATCAATGTTAGGCACAATATTTTCTACTTGACTTTTCTCAACTGCTATAACTTGATAAAGACTCCACATTTCTCTTGGCTCTCTCGGCTCATTTGCCCTCATACCTGTTGCTGTCATATTACCTTCCTCCTTTGTTGGTCCCATAAAATTAGCAATACCTCCACAAGTATATCTTAAAGCGTCAACCTGATGTTCTCTTTCCATTTGAGATGTATCAGTTACAAATGCTTTTTGCTTTGCTTCTTTATACATTCGCATTAAAGGACTATCATCTGGCTCAATTACTGGTATATCTTCTATTGGCGACGGTCCACAATCTCCAACTAATATTTCCCTACTTTTAGCTTCTTTCATAACCATTTTGGCATATTCCTCGTTGTCCATATTTACCTCCTAAACACTAATCCACATGACTATACCTGCTAACAACCCAGCTAAAATTAAAGCATTAAATAGTCTTAACATTATTCTTCACCTACTTGTGCCAAGGCTTAAAGTCTTTAACTTTATTAATTAACTCTTTATTCCATTTACCCCCAAAATTAATTGCTCTATCATCAATTTGCACTATAGCTGGTACTTTATCTCTAACTACTTTATCTACTTCAATATCATATTTATCTAAATAATCTTTGATAGCTTCAATTCCGCCTTCTTGGTGGCACCTGGAAGAATGGACAACTACTTCATAATCTTTCCTTAATTCCTGAATAGCTTCGTTTACACCTTCAACTGGAGGATCTGGTATATTAGTAACTCCTTGCCAACCAGACTTATAGCTGTGAATAACACCGTCAAAATCTAAAATAATTGTTTTCTTGCCTGACATTTAATTTGCCTCCTCTACTTTCTCATAAGTTTTATGGAATATATCAGGTTTACAAGGATAAAATTCGCCGTTTACACCCTTTATAATGTAATCTCCATCATTAATTTTCATAGCACCTTCTAATGTTTCAATAAAATATTGGAATTCACCATAACCTAAACTTCCATCATCAATAAAACTTTCTAACTTAACTGAATTTTCGTTATAATGATATTGGATTGCTTCAATTACAACTGGTTTTTTACGATATTTTGCCATTTTATCCCCCTTAAAATTGCTTTAATAAGACAAAACTAACATTATTCAACAACTTCCCAATCGTTTGATAGCATATCAGGTTGTGAAGCTAACCACCCTGGCTGCCATTTCTCGCCAGCGGTCCACATAACTATATACCCCTGACATTCTAAATCTTTCCCTTCTGGTAAAAATTTTCTGCTTCTACCATTAACCATGCTTTCTTCAATAGTTACAGGTGGCATATAGCACAGCCACATATTTTTACCATTCCAACCTTTTCGTGCAATTTTTTTGCCTTTTTTTAATTCTTCTAATGCTTTACCAAAATTCATATTGCCCTCCTTAAAACTGCTTTGAAAGTGTAAAACTAACATTATTCGGTGTCTTACAATCTTGCTTTATTCTTAAATGACCTAAAGGAAGTTTGCCATCAACACCAACTATACATATATCGTCCTCTACATAGGAATAGTGCAGCTTTTTTACTACAAAATTAGGAGATTGGAGTAAATGCTCGACCACTATCCTGTCAAAGCTAGAAATATCCATAGTGCCGTCCTCTGATACTGTCCTCCTATCAAATACTATTACCGTTTCCTTCTCTGAACTGTCTAATTTATCATCTGACACTATTTCCATACCATTGTATTTCATTTGCTAAAACCGTCCTTTTCTCCTATAAGCCCAAATCCTTCTGCGACTCTATATAATTCGTCGCCTATGTATCTTATGTTATGAGCAAATACAACCCCACATTTAGGGCAAATCTTCATTCGTTTTGTTTTCCCATCTTCAAATTCCTGCCAAAATTGCTCGTATTTATCTATTTCATCTGTGTAATGACAATTAGGACACCTGGCTACCATAATAGGCTGCACTTGTTCAACTTCTTTCACTTGCTCAAACCTCCTATATACTACTTTTTAAGAATTTTTACTGCTTAAAGGTATATTTCCTTATGTTAACCCTTTTATAAGGTTATTCTATATAAATACACCCCTTTTAAAAGCTAAAAAATATATATTTGAGTGATTTCAAACCTCCACTTTGCATAAAAAGTCCTTTAGAAATAGCTCATAGGATTATTTGGGGTATATATATTATAGGATACCGATACCGGCTCACCCCTCCCCCTACCTTCTTAATAGCTGCTCTACATTCAAAAACTTCGCAAAACACAGATTTTACGAAACTTTTACCCTCATTATAGGCTATTCTTCCTCAATATCATCTACATCTACTGCATTTTGTCGCTGTTCTATCATATCTACCGCCTTTGATAGCTGTAGAAGGGTCTTATCGTCCAATTCCTCCAGCCTATCCACTTTATTATGGTCAATTTGGCCTGATACCTGGTGCTGATGTTCTACTCGGTCCGCCATTCCTCCGAAATTCTTGAGATAAAAGATAGCTCCCGTTGTATTTCTACCTGGTAGAAAGAGTTGTTGCTCCCAAATTGTTAAAATAGTATTCTTAGCCTTTTTTACGACCTTTGCATAACTTGGCTTATTTTCCATTCTATAGAGTGTTGAGGTATCTATTTCTAAAAAAGCACATAAATCTCTTATGCTGCAGAAGTTAATTTTTTTCTCAGGGTCTAACTTCTTATCAAAATAACTTTGAATTTTTTCCTCTAATTCCTCAGGAGTATATTTAGGAGGTCTTGCCATAATTTCACCTACTTAATATATTAATAGTAATCTAATAATCTATATTAATCTCTATTTCAAAAGAAAAGAAAATATATAAAAGAAAAGAAAAGTTCTTCCTCTTTCCGCAAATCTTTTTTGAAGATCTGCTGCAAGAGTCAGAGAAAAACCTTCTCAGGTTATTGCTTACCTGAAATAATTTTCTGCTTGTTGCTGCAGGTCCTATCTCTACTATTATTATATGCTCTTATATTGCTAATTGCAAAATATAGTTTTCTGTGAGTATTTTAAATAACTATGAATAATAGAGTATTCTGGAGGTTTTACGGCTATAATCTAATCTAATCAGCTCTAAAGCTAAAATATAGAAGTTGAATAACTGCTCTACTGTCTATATAATGAAGTTAACATCAAGGAAAAACAAATTTCAAGGAGGAAATAATAATGATTAAAAACAAGCAGAAAATTATTGAATTGGCGGACAGGATAGACAAGGAATTAACTTCATTAGTCTATGAAATACAGCAGTTAGACAGCCACGAAGAACAAACAGTATTAAATGTTATTAATGAAATAGGTTTACCTGATTTGGAAGAACTAGAATATCAATTCGGCAGACTTGCAGAAATGGCTGACAAAGTAGAAGTAATAGGCGGGTATCAAGTTTGGGTTGACTCTTATCACGAATTGAATGTAATTGTTAATAATCAGCATATAAGGACAGAGGGAACTATGGAAAGAGTTTTCGACAGACTACTAATGAAGATTGAGGATAGACAAACCGCAAAAAACATCTTTAAATGGTACTTTGATAAAACATATTAGACTGAAAGTTAATTCTTGCTGATCTTCACAGGTCAGCAGGTACTAGCTTTTAAGCTAGAAAAAATCTAAAAGGAGAGTGTTAAATAATGAAAATTACAAAGTTTGATATCAGGTTAATCAAGGAGAACGAGGTGGATTATCAGGCAATAGATAACGAGAAAATCACAAACCCAATAGTCGCAGCTGAATTCTTCAACAAGGTACTAGAAATGGATATCAGAGGTCAGGAAGTGTTAGCAATGGCGACATTAGATGTCAAAAATAATATAACTGGAGTTTTTGAGGTCCACAAAGGCGGCCTTTCTTCTTCAATTGTAGAACCTAGAACAGTTTTTCAGCGGGCAATAATGCAAAATGCTGCAGGTATAGTTTTGTGCCATAACCATCCAAGTGGCGACCCAATGCCGAGCGGCGATGATGTCAGCATAACAAAAAAATTAGTCAAAGGTGGCGATATATTAGGAATTAATGTTGTAGATCATATTATTATAGCTGATAGTCAATATATCAGTTTCAAGGAAAAAGGTATAATCTAATCTTAACGGTTAACTCTTGCAGGTCCTGAAAGATCTGCAGGAGCTAGCTTTTAAGCTAGAAAAAAATTAAAAGGAGAGTGTTAAATAATGACTACTTATGAAAAGAAATTGGACGGCCACAAAATCACTCAAGAATATAAGGACTTTATGAGTATAGCAAGAACA